GCGTCAGGTTCGTCATCGTCGCTGCCATCTGCGGCGCGTTTGTCAGCGCTGCGCCGATCGTTCCGCCGAGCAGCGCACCGAGCGGTCCACCCGCAGCCATGCCGATGGCACCACCGGCGAACGATGTAGATCGCCCGCGAGATGCTCGAGCGACCGCGCCAGCCGCACCCGCGACGCCAGCGCCGAGGCGATCGACGACGGCGAGAAGACCGGATGCGCCGGTCCAGCGATCGAACGAGGCAAATAGCCCCCGCGCTTCACGGCCAGCATCTTCGAGCACAGTGACGACACCCGAGCTCAGCGCGGTAGCCATGCGTTGCAGTGCGTCCTCGTTGCGACCAAAGAGCTGGTTGATTGCGCTCAGGTTGCGTTTCGCAAACTCGAAGAGCGGGCGTCCACCAACTCGCAGCAGTTCGGTCGCGTTGCTCCGCGCGGTCGAGGAGATCGCGTCCCACGTGTTTTCGTAGGCCTTGATCATCGGCTGATAGCCCGCGAGCGCAGCACGCACTTTTTGCAGGCGCTGAGCGGGATTCAGCCGGTTGAATTGCTGTGCGGTCATCCCGATCGCCGCGCCCAGGCGATCCCACATCTTGACTTGCGCCCCCGCGCGACCCGCGAGCAACAGATTGAGATCGCGTGATGCTTGTTCGCTGTCGACCTCAAGAGCGATCGCGACAGCGCCGAACTGATTCGTGAACTGAGCAATGGCTCGCGGGTCGGTCATTCCGCCGCGGATTGCGCCCGCGAGCCCACCGCGAAACACATTGATGAAGTCCTGCGCTTCTCCGGGCAACTTCGCCGCGTCGCGGCGGATCTGCGCCATCGTGCGCTCGCTCATCATCAAGGACGCCTCGAAAGACTTGAAGCCATCGCCCGAGAGTCCGCCAACGTGCATCATGCCGGCGAGCGCAAGCGCCGTGCTCTCTGCTCGAGCATTCAGCTCGATCGTGCGCGCGGTGAGCGCTCCGACGGCAGCGATCGCCGCGCCGACAACCATCCCGGTGCCGACGCCGCGCAGCGCCATCATGGACGAGCTGCTCGCGGACTCGACCTGGTTGAGTCGACCCGCGATCGTCTGTGCGCCGCGCGACGCCTGTGCGGAGTCGACGCGGTAGTAGACGCGGACGATGTGTTGCTCGGTGGCCATCGATCAGTCGTCGGAGTCGCGCGCGGTGGATTCGTTTTCGAGCTCGATGAGTTGCATCGCGCCGTCGACGTAGAGCTCGAGCTCGGCGACGGACCAGCGCTGCACTTCGCTCAGCGGCTGGTGGAGGTAGCGCATCGCGAGCAGGGCGAGGAACGCTACTCGCTCGCCCTGGCCCTCGCTTTTCCCGCGAGCTGCGCTGCGACCTCGATCTCGTCGTGCGCGACCATCGTCTCGGCGATGTGCGCCTCGAACGCCGAGAGGTCGGCGACCCGACCGAAGAGCTCGAAGAAGTTCAACGAGCCCTTCTTCTCCAGGTCGAGCGGCGTGACGTTCGTCCACTGCTCGGGCCCGATCGCGTCGAGCGTCGCGTCGACGTCGACGACCGTCTTGCTCGACGGGTCGTCCGGGTCCGAAGGCCGTCGAACGAACTGCACCGGGCCTGCAACGGCCACGAGCGCCGCGGCGACGAGCTCGCGGAGCCGGGCCTGTGAGAAGCGCACGCCACCCGGATCCGGCGCCTTGCCGACCGCTTCGCCGGCGCGTCGCTCGGCCTTCTGCAGCGCCTCGACGCTGATCTCGCGATAGCGGACCGCGCGCCCCGAGGGGAGCAACGTTTCGAAGGTCTGCATCAGAGCGTCTCCCGCTCTTCAGCGAAGAGCTCGAGCGACGTCGTGATCGCGTCGGTGCGGCCCTTCATCGAGAGGTCTTGCTTCGCCTCGACGTCGGAGAGGAGCACCGAAACCTCCTGTCCGTCGCGCTGCGTGAACTCGAGCTTCAGCGCGAGCACGGGGATCGGGCGGTTCTCGTCGCGGGCCTTGTCGCGCGCTTCGAGGTTCTTCACGAGCTGCATCGACGCGACGTCGCACTCGAGCGTGCAGTCGTACCCGTTGAGGGTCTTGTCCGCCTTCGAGCGCAAGCGGCCGAGGTAGCTGTCCTTGTGCAGCTCCGCGTCCTCTTTGATCTCGCACGTCGTGGCGAACTCCGTGTTGTCCTGCGGAACGCCGTCGATGAACAAGCTCACGCGGACGTTCTTGCCGCGCATCACATTCGAGGGAGTGGGCATGGGTGCTCCGATTCAGTGAGTGGTGATCGCGCGAGCGAGATCAGGTTTCCGCGTCGCTGATCACGACGGACTCGCCAGCCTCGATGAACAGCAACGTTTTCTCCTGCACGCCTGGCGTCGTCGCGCGGAGCGAGAAGCGAGCGATCGCGTTCGTGCGATCGGACACGGTCGTGAGGTCCTGCGTCGCGAAGCCCTCGCACCGGTTCGCCTTCACCTCGCGCGTCATGAAGTCGCGAATCAACGCGATCTGGTCTTTGCGCCGCGACTTCGCGTTGGGGCCGTTCTGGTACGACGCGGTGCCCGAACGGATCGACTTCGACCAGTAGATCTTCAGCCGACGCGTGGTCGCGTAGATGAAGCCCGGCGTGAGCGACGTAGTTCGGTCGTGGAGCAGTGCCCACCCGCCGCGGTCGCGCCGCTGAGGAAGGCAGATGCCGTCCGCCATCGCCGTGGCCTGGATCGCTGGATCCTCCGGGTTGAACGGCCCCTGGTAGCCCGTGACGGGGTCGTAGAGGCGCGAGACCTGGTCGTCGTGCCACGCGTGCGATTCGTGCGGGAGCAGAGCCAAAAGCGCGCTGGCGACGAACGTGGACCACGGCGTGACGCGCTCGACGCCATCGTCGTCGCGGCACTTCGCCCAGAGCCCATTGAAGATCACTCCCGACGAGCGCAGCGATCCGACGTTCGTCTTGACCGTCGCGTACGCCGCGTCGACGTCGTCTTGCAGGACCACCATGCGATCGCGCGTGAGGTTGTAGTGCGCCAGCAGCGCCGCGTTCACCGCAGCGCGCGCTCCGGATCCGCAGTCGTCGACGCACACGACGCCGATGTCCTTCCGGGGCGCGAGCAGGGCGAGGGCGGCCTCGTAGTCGGCCGAGCCGACGGACCCGTTCGAGCCGGTCGACATCGTGGTCGTGCCGTTCGCGGGGAACACCGTCATCGTTCCTGCGAGCACCATCGACGCGAGCAGCTTCGAGCGCGAGACGTCGACGCTCACCGCGACGCCACCCGAGGGGAGCGGAACGGCCGCGTAGATCTCTTCGGTCTGCCGACCCACCGCGTCGCGCAGGCGCACCGTGATGTCGCGCGTCGAGCCGGAGCCCGAGAGCGTGATCGTGATTGAGTTGCCGACGGTGCCCTTGTACTTCGCCGTCGCGGCGAGGTTGCCGCCGGTGCCAACGATGGTCGCTGTCGCCGCCGCGGCCGTCGATCCGACGACACGTACGGGGCGCAGCGGAAGGCGCCGACGCATGAGCGCGCGGTAGCCCGTCGACGTGCGAGGGCAGCCCGCGGGGAAGTACGTGTCCAAGAATTCGGGCGTGCTCACCGGCTCGCCGACGACGCCGTCGGGGCCCCATTCGCCCTGGAAGGCGAAGCCGCAGTACCCGCTCGAGATGCCCTGCAGCACCACCGGTGGCGGAACTTCGATCGCGAAAAATCCAGGCGAGTTCGCCGCGCTCTCGTTGTCGATGAACAAAGCCATGTGTGTCAGTCCTCGATGGTGAGTGTGTCGCTGGGGCCGTCGTCGGCTGCGACGGTGACGATCGTGGTCTTCTGCAGCGGCATCTCGCGCACGAGGACGAGCAGTCCGTCGGCCGTGCCGCTTAGCGTTGCGCGGTAGTCCGCCGCGAGCGGTTCGCGCAGATCGCGCGGGGTGTTGGCCCACTCGATCGCGCAGCGCGTGTGCAACGACGGGACGTCGAGCACCAGGCCATCGCCCACGTCGAGCACGTCGGTGTCCGCCGCGAGCGTCGCCGCTGGGTGTCGATGCAACACCGGCCGCAGTTGCTCGAGCAGCTCGCCGAGCTCGCCGGGCGTCGGCGCGAAAACGTCGAGCTGCAGCGCGAGCTCGAAGCGGCCGTACGCCAGCTCGACGTCGCCAAGGTTGCCCGTCGTCGGCGTTACCGTGCGGACCTCAGTGCCGAAGTGCTCCTCGCGCGCCGCGTCTTCGCTCGACACCGACACCGTGAGCGGGTCGAGCGCGACGCCGGCGGCTGGCCAGTCGTCGAGCACCGTGACGCCGGTGAGCCTCGTGCGGAGATACGCCGCGACGGCGGCGCGAATTTCAAATGCTACGTCGGACACGCAGAGCTCCCCGGACGATCTTGATTGCGCGCGAGCTCATCACGGGCAGAGAGCGCCGGATGAAGAACGTGGGCTTGATGCCCTCTCGCTCGATCTTCTTCGCGATCGCCCAGGCCGCTGCGACGACCTCTGGCGAGGCTGTGAATCGGCCCTGCGCGTCGCGCCCTGGGCGCCCGCCCTTCTTCATCCCGAGCTTGCCTCGGTTGCGCTGCACCCACTTGATGAGCGGTGCGATGGGCGGCATGTGCGGCCGCGCGCCGTGCTCGACGTACAGCACGTGCGGGGCGTCGATCGTGATCGTGAGGCCCTGCGCGCGGATCGACTTCTTGAGTTCACCCGAACTCTTCGGCGCAGCGGATCGGAGCACACTGGCACCGTCGCGCGCGGCCCGCTCCAGTGCTGCGCGCACCTGCGCCTGGCGCTGGCGTTCGAGCGCCGCGATCTTGTCGCCGATCTTCATGGTGTCGCTCGGCGTCGACGAACCACCAGCTCGTGTCCGAACGGTCGATCGAACGAGGCCTCGACGAGCTCCCATTCGCTCGCGCCGTCCTCGCCCGTGAGCACGTACACGCGCTCTTGCTGGCCCGAGATCACGGGGCGGAGCTGCGCTGGCGTGTAGCCCGCGCCGGTGTGCGTCGGCGTGATCGCTGTGATGCGTCGATCGCCTGTGCGCAGCGTCCCGCCGCTCGATGCGACCTCACGCGCGGTCACGTCGCGAACGCGCGGCCGCGGATCGAGCGTGAGCGTCGAGACGACGCTCGACACACCAGCGCCGACGCGAGCGCCGGACCATTCGCGGACCTCGACGCGCACCGAGAAGAGACGGAGCCCGAGGTCCTCAACGAGCGCGCGGGCGTCATTCACAACGGGCAAGAGCTCGTCGCGAAGGCTCACAGCACGCTCCGTTGTGGCTCGCTCGACACCGCATAGCCCCCGCCGGCGGGATCGATGAGATCGAAGATCACACCGAGCTGCTCGAGCTGAAACGCGTACTGCTGCACACGCAGGTCGTGCTCGTTGTCCCGGAACACGACCTCGCCAACGAGCTCTTTCACGGAGAAGCGCGCGTCGACCGTTGCGAGCCCCGTGCGGAGGCGCTCGAGCGTCGGGAGGTCGTTGCGCGCCGCGGTCTCTTGATCCGCCGTGGCCTCGTCGACGGCCTGCTCGCTCGTGCGCTCATCTTTCCACGCGCCGGCGCGGAGCACGCGCAGCGCGCGTAGGTGTGCGAGGAGCTGCGTTCGTTCGGGCGTCGTGAAGGCCATCGGCTATGGGATCCGGGCGAGAGCGGCAAGTACTGCCTCGGCGTCGCGACGCGAGAGACCTGCGCTCTCGCGGAGCTCGAACACATCTGCACCGCGCAAGTCCTCGACGGCCTCGTACCAGGCTGCGATGAGCTCGCTACGGTGAGGGAAAACTGTGGGGAGCGGTGTCCCCGGTTGCTCGAGTTGCTTCGCGCGCCATACGAGGGCGAGCGCTCCCTGTTCGAGCGCCTCCGCGACCTTCGCTTTGCGCAGAAGGTAGCGGCGGTGGGAGGTGATCTCGCTCATCGGCGTCGGCGGGGCGAAGCGCTTTCGGGGGCGGGTTCGGGTTCGTCTGCGACGGGCGCTTCAGGCGGCGCTTCGAGCTCGGCGATCCGGCTCGAGGCCGCATCGAGCTCAGCGCGTAGCGTCCGGGCTGAGGCGTGCGCGCTGGCCAGTTCGGTCGCGTTGGTGTTCGCGATCGCGGCGATCTGCGCATTCTCCGTCGCAAGCTCAGCGCAACGAGCTTCGGCCGCGCTCAGCTTGGCGGAAAGCTCAGTCTTCGCAGCCGCAACGCGCTGCGAAATCTCCTCCTCGAGACGAGCGGGAAGCTCATTGAGGAATTGCCCGGCCTGTACCAGCTCCGCTTCGAGCTCTTCGATGCGAGCGTTCGACGTTGCGAGCAGCGCTTCGAGCTCTTCGGCGTTGCGAGCCCTCGCGGGCTCCGGATCTGGTGCGCGCGCGGGCTCGGGATCCGGAGCGCGAGCGATCGACTGATCGCCCTTTCGCTCCGCCTCGCGCTGCGCGCGCAGGGTGTACGACGTCAGCATGGCGGTGTTTGCCTCACTGAGTGCGCAGGCGCGCGGCACCGGGCCGCGTCGTGCCTCGCACCCGGCTGTACGCATGCGCGACGAAGTACGCGTGCACGGCGAGCACACGCGCGTTGGTGAGGATGTCCGTGTCGTACATCACCTCGGTCTCGTCCTGAATCCAGGCGAGGACCGCACCGCGCTTGAGCGCGAGCGTCTCGAAGCGCGGCGTGGCCGAGTAGGTGTTGTCGACGTTGTACGTGCCGACTGGAAAGTTCGCGATCAGCCCCGAGCTGCCGAGCGCGACGGTTGCGGCAGTCAACGTCGCCGCACTCCACGTGCCGCCGTTGAGCGCATAGCGGAACTGAGCCGTACCACGCGCACCGCCGACGGGCATGTCGAGCGCCACGGTCGTCGGCCTCGCACCGACGATCTCGCCCGTGATGGTGACTGCGGGAGGCGATGTGCCACCGCTCGTGATCGTCGGATACACCTGCGCGCACATGTCCGAGACCAAGACCGGCACTCCCATGAGCCTGGGGACCGAGCCGTCTCGAGGATCGATGAAGATCGGCTGTCCGGTCGAGTCTTTGATCTTGCGCACGTCCTTGCGGACCTTCGAGTGCATCGCGATCGCGACGACGCCGTCCTCTTCGTCACCGAAGGTGCCGATGAGATCGACGAGCGCATCGTGCACGATCGTGGCACCGTCGGTCTCGACGCCCATCCCACCAGCGATCGCGGCGACGCGCGCCTTCACGATCGCCTCGCGTTCCACGCGGCGGCGAAATCCCATCGCCATCTGACGCGCCGCTTCGCCTTCGGGGTCAGCGAAGGCCGCGGAGATTCGTGCGAGATCGGTGCTCGAAAACGCCTTGCCAGTGTGAATCACCGACGACTCTTCAGTCGTCATCGTGAGCTTGGCGGTGGTCAGCGAGGCGTTCTCGACCGTGAGGTCTTCGAACTCTCCGATGTGGCCGAGGTACGGGACCTTGACCTTGTCTCCGCCTTCCTTCTGCTCGGACGTGAGCTTCAGGCCGCGAACGGTCTGGATCGCGCCAGTGCCGTACATGAACGACATGCCGGCGAGCTCGCCTTGAATCGCATCTGCGAGGACCTCCGGCGAGACGAGGTCGGACTTCTGAGTGGTGGGCATCGAACAAAACTCCTATGAGCGGTGAGGGAGGGAGCGGGGCGGTTCAGCGAGCGCTCTTCGCGTCCGCGCGCATCGACTCGAAGAGCTCGGGGTTGTCACGCTGCAGCGCCTTGCGCTCGGCGTTGTTGAGCTGCTCGTACGTGCGGCCGTCCGGCCCCACGACACGCCCGCCCGTCGCGCCGACCGTGGGCGTCTGCGGTTCCGTGTGCTTCTTGCCCACGGGCACCACGGGCTGCGCCGTCTTCGCGAACGCGCGCAGCTGCGGAAGGGACATCGTCGGGACGAGCTCGGCCTCCATAGCAGCCGAGAGCTTCCCGTCCGCGCGCATGCCCTTGATGAGCTGCTCGCGCTCGGTGCGCTCCTGCTCTTCGGCCTGGCGCTTCACGGTCGCCTCGAGCTCGGCGGTGCGCGACGCCCCCACCTTCCAGCCCTTCACGGTGCCGAGCGCCGTCTCGTCGTCCTCGGCGCCGGTGACCTTGAGCAGCTCGCGTCGCGCGGCCTCGCGCTTTTGCAGCTCGCCTTGCACGCGCGCTTCGAACTGCTCTTCGGTTTCGGTGCTTGCTGCGGCCGCGAGTCCCAGTACTGCGGCGACCATCATCATCTTGGACATGGACATGGACTTCTCTCCTCGCTTCGCCGGGACTCGCCCCGCCGAACTCTTCGTCACGAGCGCCTGCGCCCGTTGAACAGCTGTCTCGAATCCCCCGACGCGATCGGCGAGCCCGTTGGCCACCGCTTCGTTGCCGTAGAAACACGCGGCCTCGAGCCCGAGCCACCGCGCGGCATCACCACCACGGCGCTCGGCGACGAGCGCCCCGAACATCTGCGCGAGCGCGTCGACCTCGACCTGGAAGGCCTCGAGCTCTTCCTTCGTCGCTGCGACAAACGGGTGGCCGTCTGCTTTGCGCGCGCCGCTGGTGATCACGAACGTCGAGAGTCCAGCGGCCTCGTTCGCGCGATCGCGCTTCGTGAACGCGAGGATCACGCCGATCGAGCCGAGGCATCCGCTCTCAGGCGTCACGATCTCGTCGCCCACCGTCGCCAGTGCGTACGCGGCGCTCGCAGCGAGCTCGTCGACGTACACGACGATCGGTTTGCCCGCGGCCGAGGCCTCCGCGCGCATGGCGCGGACGGCTTCGTTCAGGCCCGCGACTTCGCCACCGGGCGAGTCGATGCGCAACACGATCGACTGCACGTTGGGGTCGCTGAGCGCGCGCGACATTCGCAGCCGAATCGCGTCGTATCCGTCGCCCTCCCACATCCAGCACGACCACGCGCGCTGCGAGAGCGGGCCGCTCACGTCGACGATCGCCACGCCTGGCGCTGCCATCGTGTGCTGGGCGTCGAACGCAGCAACGGACGAGCTCGGGCGTGGTTGGTCGCTTCGCGGTCGAAGGCCTCGAAGCGCGCGCACGTTCTCGACGTGGCGCGGATCCAGCGCCGCGGGACGCGCGAGCGCCGCTTCGAGCGCAGCGCGAAAGCTCGACGGCATCTCGCTCGGTTCACTGGCCATTGGCGTTGTCCTTGTTCTGCGGCGCTACGTCGGCGCGCTTGCGCAGCGGCACCCGAAAGCGCCGCGCGACTTCTTGTTCGTCGATCTCGAGCCCGAGCGCGCTGGCCTTGCCCATCGCTTCGAGCGCGCCGTTCCACGCCTGCGACGTCGCGGCGAGGTCCTCGGGCGGCGTTGTGTCCCACACGGGCCACGGAGCCGCGGCCGCGCCGCCACGGAGGTTGTAGCGAGCCCACGGGACGAGGACCTGATCGTGCAGCGTGACGGCGCGCGCGTTGGCGTCCGCGGCGAGGAGCGTGCGTTCGACGCCCGCGTGAACAGTGGCCGCGGCGAAGCTGCCTCCCTTCACTTCGGTCGTGAGGTTCTGCCCGCGCAGCGCGATGGCGAGTGCGCACTGATCGACGTACACGCGATGCGTGTTCGCGGTCGCCTGAATCAGGTCCGCGTCCCACCCAGCGGGCAACACGATAGAGCCGTTGCGGCCGAGTTCGGTGAGGTCCTCCGCGAGATGACGCTTCTGGACCTTGCGCTCAGCGTCGTCGACCTTCACGCCAGCAACGGGCGCCGGCGGCGTCGCCACAAGAATGCCCGCAGCACGTTCGCCGTACCGAGTGAGGTCCTGGCGAGCGTACTGGATCAGCAGCCACCAGCGAGCGACGGCGCGCCACGGAGCGATCGCCCAGGGACGCTTTGCGTCGCCGGGCGTGTGGAGCACCCACTGTCCGTCACCGGCGGCGATTGCGACGTCGCCCGCGTCCGCGGTACGCACGATCCAGCGTCCGTTGTGATCGCGGCGCAGATTGCGCGGCGACCACGTGTCGAGCGTCGGCACGAGCCGGCCCGTTTCGGTCGTAGCGTCCGGCCACGCGAGCTGCGCGAGGCCAACGCCCAACAGGATCGCCCACGCATCGAGGCGCGCGAGCTCGGCGTCGGGCGCGAGCGTGTACCAATCCTCGTCCGCCTCGAGGAACCGCTCGGCCTGGCGTGCGTCGCGAGACCGCGATGCGCTTCGCTCGAAGCCAGCGAACAGCCCGAGGCCGCCGCGCGCGCGCAGCAGGATCGACACGCTCACACGATCGTCGGTCTGCAACGATTCGCAGAGGTCCGCTGCAAGGCGCAGGTTGCCGGAGTCTGCAAGACGTTCGGCCATGCGAACACGGTCCGCTGTGGACGCGGTCTGTCGGTTCGAGGTGGATCATCGTCGGGTGTGCGGGACGACGATCGCGTCGTCGGTGTCTTCTTCAGGGAGCCACTCGCCAAACAGAACTGCGTGCGCCCCGCTCACGGCGTCGCACTGATCGTCGTTGGCGCCTTCGGGAAAGGCCTCGAGCTCTTCGAAGAACTCGCGGTTCCACGAGCCTCGAACGATGCGCACGAGCTTCGACGCCGCGAACGCGTACGCGCTGAACGGAGCAAACGCGGTCACCTTGTCGACGCGCTTCGGGCGGAAGCGCACGTCGAATCCCTGCAGCTCTGGCGCGGTGACGTACGTGAGCTCCTGATCCTTGCCCGCCTGCCCTGGGTCTCGCTCGACCCAGATCTCGACGCTGGGGCCATCCTCGCGCGCGGTGGCGAAGAGCAGCTCGCGAATCTCGCCGGGCCCACCGCGTTTGCGTCGCACGTCTTCGACGACATGCAGCACGCCGGCGCGTGCGGAGCGACATCCTGCTGCGAAGTCCCCGCCCGCAGCGAGGTCCCAGTAGCGCACGCGACGTTCGGGGACAACGGGTGGGTCGATGAAGTCCACCCACGCGCGCTGGAAGTACTTCCCGGCCGCCGGCTTGGCGAGCCAGTTGCCCTTCTCCAGCTGCGCGCGGCGGACCGGGTCGAGCTGGCGGAGCTTCGCTGCGTACTTGCGATCGAGCTGCACGCACTCCGCGCGCACCGAGCGGAGATACGAGCGCGAGCTCGCGTCGGGAGTGCCTGGCGGAACGACGATCTCCCGACCGCTCTCGTCACGCAGGAACCACAGCTTTGTCCCTTCGGGCACGAGCCCATCGGGATAGCGGCTGCGATCGAGGCCTTCGATCTGCGCCGCCGGATCGAGCCACGCGGCCCATCGCTCGAGGACCCACTCGTGGCCGTCCCCGCCGGGGTTCGACGTCGCCCGCATGATCGTGGGCAGCGCCGGATCCGTCGTGCGCAAGCGCGACGTGATCTCCAGCACTTGCCCACGTGTGAAGTGGGTGAGCTCGTCGAACGCGACAACGTTGAACTCATCGCCCTGGTACGCGAACGCGTCGCTCTCGTGCTCGCAGCCCGCGAAGCGAATCTGTGCGCCCGAGGGGAATCGCCAGATCCGGGTCGACGAATTGAACCGCGCGCCGCGGATCACCCGCGGGTAGAGGCGCTGCGCCTTCGCGAGCAGCGGACCGAGGTCCGTCCCCTCGCGTCGAAGGATCAACGCTTGAAACTGCGGGTGCTCGACCCACCGGAGCGGGAGCGCGACGATTGCGTCGCTCTTCCCTCCGCCAGCCTCGCCGCCCCAGAGCAGCTCGTCCGCTCGGCTCTGCAGAAAGCCCGTCTGGCGACCAGGATTCGGACGCCAGACAACCTCATTCGCCTTCGGCTGGTTCATCGGGCTCGGGCTCGAGCGCAGGCAGCACCATCACGCCGCCCCCCTTGCCGCTGTGCTCGACCTTCTGTGCCGCGTCCAAGCCGAGCAGCCGAGCGCGGCGCTCCATCACCTTCAGGGCCGCTGCGATCGCACGCGTGTCGCCCTTGATCGCCTTCGGCCACACCGCGAGCTGCAGCTGATCGCACCGCGCGACCTCGACCTCGACGAGCTCGTCGGTCTTGAGGCCGAGCTCCTCGCGGCGCTGCGCGATCGCCTTGTGCAGCAGGCTGTGCGCGGTCGAGACGCTGATGTCGAGCGCTCGCGCGATCTCGCGGAAGTTCGCGCCCGAAGCTCGGAGCGAGACGACCTTCTCGGTCAAATCGAGCGCCTCGACGCTCTTCGGCGCGCCCTCGCTGTCAGCAAACTTCGCCACGATTCACTCCAACGCGCCGTTGCCCGGGTCGAGGCGCGCGGCGAGAGCGAACTCCGTCCACCGCTTGCGGATCACATCGCAGTAGCGGGGATCGAGCTCCACCAGGCGCGCGCGTCGACCGGTGCGGGCCGCGGCGATCAGCGTTGATCCGGATCCGCCAAACGCATCGAGCACGACGTCTTCGAGCTCGGTGCTGTTGCCGAGCGCGTACTCGATGAGCTCGCACGGCTTCATCGTCGGGTGCTCGGCGTTGCGCCGCGGACGATCGAAGTTCCACACGGTGGTCTGCTTTCGATCGCCGAACCACCTGTGCGCCGCGCCCTCAGCCCAACCGTATAGGATCGGCTCGTGCTGCCAGTGATAGTCCTGGCGGCCGAGGACGAACTGGTCCTTCACCCACACGAGGCATTGCTTGAAGAGCCAGCCCGACTCGCGGAGCGCGCCGCGGAAGTTCTCGCCCTCGCTGTCCGCGTGGCAGACGTAGATCGCAGCGCCGGCCTTCGCGACGGAGCGCATCGCGGTAAACGCGCCGACGAGGAACGAGCGGAACTGCTCGCCCGTCATCGCATCGTTCTCGATCTTCAGCGCCTTCTTCGTCTTGCCCGTGTACGCGACGTTGTACGGCGGATCCGTGAACACCGCGTCGGCCTGGACGCCGTCCATGGCGCGCTCGAGCTCGGCGCGGCTCGTGGAGTCGCCGCACAGCAGCCGATGCGGCCCGAGCTCGTAGAGCTCGCCCGGCGCGCTGACAGCCTTCTCGGGCAACTTCGGCGCGTCGGGCGCGGGCGTGTTCGCGACCTTCGAGAGCGCGTCGGCTTCGTCGAGCGCGTCGAGCAGCGAAGCGATGGATGACGATCCGCCGGCAACGATGGCCGCGAGCTCGGCGTCGTTCGAGCGCAGGCTCGCGAGCAGCTTGCCCGCGGCCTCGAGGTCCCACTCGGCGAGCTCGCCGAGGGCGTTGTCCGCGAGCGCGTACGCCTCCGCTTCAGCCTCGCTGGCGAACTCGTGCCACCGCACGGGCACGAGGCCCGGCGCGGGCGCGCCCTTCGCCACGAACGCGCTGTCGGCGCGCAGGAGCTTCTCGATCGCCTTGAGCCGCGTGTGCCCCGCGACGATCTGCGCGCGCGAGGTCCACACCACGATGGGCGCCACAAAGCCGAAGCGCTCGATGCTCTTCGCCACCGCGTCGACGGGAGCCCCATCGTTCTTGCGCGGGTTGCGCGACCAGGGCTTCACCGCCGTCAGCGGCACCCAGGATGCGAGTTCTGCGTGGACGTTGGCTGTCATCGGCGTCGGCGCGGCGCGAGTACGATCGCGCGCTTGATGAAATCAAAGGACGATTCGAAGAGAACGCGCGCCGTCGCCCCACGCGACGAACGCATGCACTTGCGCCTCAGCGCAGAAGAGAAGGCTGCGATCGAAGAGGCCGCGGCCGCCGCCGGCGAAGACGTTTCGGTGTGGATCCGCCGCGCCGCGCGAGAGCGCCTCGAGCGCGAAGCACGAAAGGCGAGCCGCTGACTTTGCTGTGCGCACAGAGCGCGTACAGTGGGCGCATGGAGCAGTCGCCGAAAGTGTCACGCGCTCTCGCGCGCTACCTCGTCGCGCTCGTCGCGTTGCTCGAAGCGCATCGTGGCGTCGTCAGCGAGACGGAGCGGGCGCTGAAGCTCGCAGAGTTCGACGGCGCGCTCGCGGCGCTGTCGGCAGCGGAACGCGCGGAGCTCGAGCAGCTCGCCGGGTCGCTCGCGGCGACGCTTGCCGTGGCGTCGGCGCCGACGTCGGTTCGAGCGTGAAAATTACCAGATCCGCAGACTCCTGCGTTGGCGGTGCCGCGCCAGCGTTGGATCGAACGTTACGCCTGCTTTGGCGGCGTTTGCGGTGCTGCCATCGGTACCCTGTCGGTATCCGGAGGCGTGTTGTGCGTTGCGTCCGGAGTATTGTTGGGCGCGCCGTCAGAAGCTACCCGGACTCCGGTTCTGGAATCCGCTTCGTCGCTCTGAATATGCGCCAACGCTGCAGCAGAAGGTTGCGCGAGCTCGCCCTGCTGTCCAGCAGCGAGCGGTGGTTTATTCTGCTGCGGAGCTTCGGGGGCGGTTCCAGCGACACTCCCTTTGTGTTCCAACGTCTTTGCCGCCTCCCTGGCACGTGCTTGGATCAATTGCACGTCCGCATCCGTTCGTGCGGCGATGATCCTTTCGATGTTCTCGAGGCGTTTTGCCTTTGATCCTGATTCACTCTCGAGCTGTTTTTCCAGGGCCCGAACCTTTGCTTGTTCGAGTTGAAGCTCGTGCTGAAGCTCGGCTTCTCTCCGCTTCGTCTCCACGTCATGGCGAGATGCTTCGGCTTTCAATACATTCTCGGTTCGTTGGCGCCAAATAGCAATTCGAGCTAGTATGACGCCGAGGAGGGCATCGAGGGGTTTTCCGGCAACGGCCCCGATTGAAATCGCCGCAATCAGTCCAAACCTGTGGGCGCCTTCCAGTCCGAAACGAGTTGCGTATACCACGCCGCATACAGCGGCCAAGGCAAGCGATATCGTTGCTCGTCGCGCTCCATCAGCAAGGAAATCCGCGACGTCGCCAACACTGACTGGGCGCCGCATTAGCTCTTGCCCGGATGAACCTTCGACACTGCTAGAAGGGGGCGTTTGTTCGGGCTGGGCTTGTTCGCGTTGCTCGCCAGTCGTCACGGCAACACCGTGGAAGTCGCCGCATCACCGCTGAGCGCGTTGTATTGCGGGTCCCTCCCTGAACAACCACTTAGTTTGGCGGAACTTTCCATGAGTCCGCGTTGAGCGCTTCGTAGTTCGTCCGAGTCCTGCCGCAGTCGGCGTGCCATACCAGCCCACCACTCGGCGTCGTGGCGCTCAAAAGAAGCTGAAGCGGTTGCTAGTTGATCTGCTGTAGCGCTAACCGAACGCTCTGCCGCAACTAGCCGCCGGACGATGGTTTCCTGAGTGATCTGAGATTCTTGCGCTGATTCGGAACATTCTCGGTAGCGGTAGAAATCGATCTGGTTTCGAGTTGGTGTCGATTCACGCCGAATTTCACGTTGTAGATCCTCCGAACGAAGCAAGAAAACAACTGCGGTGACACCCGCTGCAAAGATGGCATAGCTCGAAGCCGAAGCGATACGTTCACCTGCTCTTCTCGCCTGTGCGCTGTCCTTCCCGTGCTCAGTGACGGAGTTTCGAAACTCGAAAATCGCACGCAACGTAGCGGCCGCAGAAATCAAGCAAACTGTGATCCCAACGAACAGCAAGACGAGGATAGTTGATGGCATAGGAATTGACTTCGGCGCGTAACTTGAGCGAACGCTTGCTTGTCGAGGCTACGACCAACCAAACTTCGGGTCAACTCTCGGCTCTTTTCTCGCGTTTCTCGCGCCAACTGGTTCGGCGCTCTCGCAGTGCGGCGGACGAGTCCGCGATGTCGGTGCTGCCCCCAGCGGCGGGACCGCGTCGGGTGGCTGGTGTTGACCTCGTGCACCCCGAGCTCGGGCTCGGGCCACGCGAGGTGGGCCCAGTGTTCATGCAGCCCGTTGGTCGGCCTCGTCGAGGTACACAGCCTCGAGCGGGATCCGGTAGTCGCGCCCCTCGCCACCGCCAACCGCGACGAACCCGACGCCCGACGCGTGCGGCATGCGCCCTTGCAGGCACCACAGCCGCACCGTCGACCACGGGACACCGGTTTTCAACGCGTACTCGCGCGTCGAAAACCAGCCTCGATCCTCGGGCGATGGACGTCGCTGGCGAGCGTGTCGGACCTCTCCGGGCATAGTTCGCCCCTCCCAGTAGGATCTCGATGTTGGTTAGCACTTTACTTTCGGTCAAGTGCTCGACGATGGGCGCGTCGGGGAGGGCGACACGGCGCGCTGGCGGGGCCGTCGAAGCACACCGCGCACGCGGGCTGCGCGTCGATCGGCGCCAACGGGAGCGGCCCGCGGGCGCAGCGCCACGACCGCTGCGAGCGCCAGTGAGCGCAGCGCACGGGCGTCGAGGCCTCCGGCACGCACGATCGCCCCACGCGCTCGAGCTCGGCCCACGAGAGGGCGCCCGTGGCGAACACGATCGCCTCGCGCAGCGCGTTTGCCTCGCGTCGCAGGACGCGCGCGTCGGTGCGTGCGACGTCGACGGCAGCGAGCAGCTCGCCGAACACTCCGCTGCTGCCGGCATCCTCGGGGCATGCGACGTACAGCCGCTGCGCGCGCTCGAGGAGCGCCCGGCCGCGCTTGCGCAGCACACGCGCGCTCGGTCCATGGCCCCAATGCTCCCAGCTCGCGACGACGACGCGCCGCTGCTCTGGCGTCAGCAACAGCGCGAGCGCCACATCGAGCTCGTGCGCCTCGCCCGCGAGCGGCGCCTCGGCCGAGTACGACCACCACAGCGCGACGGCCGACAGCCGATGTGGTCCACCGATCGCGTACAGGCGACCGAGCTTCGCGAGCGCGCGCAGCCCGAGCTCGCCGGCGCCCGCAAGCGCAGGCTCGGCGCGCCCCGACGTTTGTACGCGCTGCGTGAGCGGAAGCCCCGAGCACGCCGTCACGTGCCCCGAGCGCGCGAGCGCGCGCAGCTCGTCCGCGATGCGTTCTGCGACGAGGTCTCGCTCGTCTTCGTCGCCCGTCTCGGGCTCGAGCTGCTCTTCGTTCATCGGCCTGGCCCCACGTGCGGCGAGCGCAGGTACTCGTAGCTCTTCACAGCGAAGCGGAGGATCGACGCGCCGTTGATCGACGCCGGCGCGCTCGCATACCGGCGGCGTTCTTTCGGCACGCCCTGCTCGGCCTCGGCCTGCTTCGCGCGGTGCTCTGCGACGAGCGGCTCGAGCTCGCCCCACGGGATCGCGCACCAACGCGCGGTCTCGACGCTCGGGCCGAGCAGCACGAGGACGATCGCCATCCCGAAGGCCTTTCGGCACGCGCTGAGGATCTCGAACTCGGCGTCCGTGAACCGATCGAAGGTCAACCGCGGGTCGTCCGCGGTGTCCACGAACTTCACCTCGAGCTCGACCCACAGCCCGACGTCTCCGTGCGCGTAGCGAAAGAGCTTTGCTGGTCCACCGCCGCCGAAGTCCGGTCCCTGCGGAGCGATCTGCCGGAGCCTCCCGTCGACGAGGATCGTCTTCGCGTGGCGACGCGTGAGACACACGCCCGGATTCGCCACACGGAACCAGTCGTTCGCGTGCAATCGCTCGACGGCGTCCTCGGCGCGATCTCCGCGCTTCTTTGCCCGAGCGCCGGCGGCGACGCGCTTCGAGACACCGGGTGCGGTCAGCTGCAAATCATCCATCACGGTCCTCCTCGAGCGGCGTGGCTGCGCTGCGTCGGCCTCGCCGGCGCGCGGTCTGTGGGTGGCTGGTGGGCTCGACGTCGGCGAGCCGCGGGTCGTCGTTCGGATCCAGGTCGAGAAACGAGGTGCGTTCGGCGCGGAAGCGCGTGCGCACGGTGCCGATTGCGCCGCCACGTTGCTTCGCGACGATGAGCTCGGCGATCCCCTTGTCGGCCGAGTCCTTGTTGTAGGTCTCGTCGCGGTAGACGAACACCACGATGTCCGCGTCCTGCTCGATCGATCCGGACTCGCGCAGGTCCGCCAGCAACGGGCGTTTGTTGGGACGTTTTTCAAGATCGCGGTTCAGCTGCGAGAGCACGATCACGGGGCAGGCGATCACGCCAGCCAGGATCTTCAACGCGCGCGTCGCGTCGCCAATCTGGCGCGCGCGGTTGTCGTCGCGGCTCGAGGGGAGCTGCAGGAGCTGCAGGTAGTCGACGACGATACAGCCGATGCCCTCGGGCGCTTTGGCAAGCTGCTGCAGCGCAATCGCGCGGATGTCGCTGACGGAGAGCTCTTTCGTGTCGTTGAAGATCAACGGGATGTCGTAGATCCGCGCGCCCGCGTCCGACATCGCTTTGCCCTCTTCGTCGCTCCAGGTGCGGGCCCGGATCGTCCCCGCGTCAACGTCCGCCTCCGCTGCGAGCAGGCGAAGCACGAGCTCGCGCCGGCCCATCTCGAGCGAAAAGAACAAACACACATGGCGCAGCGTGCGCGCGATCCTCGCTGCGATCTGCTGCGCAAGGGAGCTCTTTCCCTGCGCCGGGCGCGCCGCGATGATGATCAGCTGCTCGTCGCGAACGCCTCCGCCGAGCTGCGCGTCGAGGTCGCGTAGACCCGTACTCCGCGGCGGGTGCGGATCCGCTTCGGCGCCGAGGTCCGCGTAGAGCGCCTCGAGCTCGGCCCCGAGCGCAACGCAGTTCGAGGCCGCACGCGTTCGTGCGACGCGCGCCAACGACTCGGTTGTGTATGCCTGCAGCTGCTCGGAGCTAAACGCCGGATCCAGCGCGCGCTCCACCAGCGTCGCTCCGAGCGAGCCGATGCGGCGCACCGTCGCGAGCTCGGCGACGAGCTGCGCGTGCGTTTCGGCGTGCGCGGTCGTCGGCGTCGCCTCGACGAGCTCGCCGAGGAACTGCATGCCTCCGACGGCGTTGAGGCGCTTGCGCCGGCCGAGCTCGGTCGAGAGCGTGAGCACATCGATGGGCTCGTCGCGGCCGCCGAGCGCGAGCATGCACTCGAAGACAGAGGCGTGTGCCGGGACGTAGAAGTCCTCGGCCTTCACGCGCATCGAGACGATCGGCAGGGTGTCGTTGCGCAGGAGCACCGCGCCGAGCACCGCCCTCTCGGCCTCGATGTTGTGCCGCGGAACGGCGATCTTCGGCTCGGCGTGCTGCATCGCCGTCGAGGCCTTCGCTTCGACACGCGCTCGTTCGTTCGCGGTGGCCACCGCAACGCGAGCGACAGGCGCGATCGCGGACTCGGTCAACGCGGGCCTCCAACGAGCGATTCGAGGATCGATCCCAGCGCTTCCGCGCCTTCGTGGAGCTTGTCCGCAAGCTGCTCTGCGCCATCGACCACCGCACCGACCAGGCCGGTGTCCTCGCCGCCGTCAGGCGCTGGCGCCGCGAGCGTGGCGGGCGACGCCTGCCGTTGGCCTCTCATGCGCGCGGCAACGTCCGCTGCGAGCTGAGCGTTGGCCTTGCGCTGCTCTTCGCTCACCGGTGGCGGCTTGGGCTTCGCGGGCTTCGCGGGCTTCGGCGCAGGCACCGGCGCTGGCTTGACTGCAGCCGCTCGTGCTTCGCGGCACACCCAATCGAGGCGCTTGAATTCGTGGTCAGGCGCGCTAGGGCTCCCGAAGACGAACCAGTTTGCGTCGAAGGTTTTTGCCTCGTGCGTCTGCACCGCCTCGGCCTGTGCGAGGTAGTCGCCGAGGCTGAACACGTCGTCGAGCGACATGCCTCGAGCGAGCAGCTCGCGAGCGAGGGCCTTTCGCTTCCACGCTGCGCCGCCAGGATCCCAGCGACCGGGAACGATCGACGCTCCCTCGGCGAGAGCCTCGAGGACCTTGGTCTCTTGCTCCGTGAGTTTTTCGTCGGGTGGGGGAGGGGGGACGGGGGTCTCTCGCGTGGGCGCGTGAGCGCGCGCGGGTGTGGGCGCGCGCGT